CGCCTGTAAAGAACGGGTGGGGGAGTTGGAAGAGGCGATAATTGCGGCACTGGGTTTGCTTGAGTCACCGGAAATATTAGACAGAATAGCAGTAGAGACTTTGAACAAAGCCTTGCAAGCCCAGGAACAGAGGGAGGGGGAGTGAATGACAATTTCAAGAACGATCAGAACTGCGCGAAAAGAACACCAATGTGAGGAATGTAGAAATAAAATTGAGCGCGGCGAGAAGTATATTCGTTTGTATGGGATGGCCCAGACTCCAGATCCTCCTTATGAAATAAAACTATGTATGAAATGTGATCACTGGTATCAGGATCGCAGAATAGAGCAGGGGGAGGAGAAAGAATGAGCATGCCGGATAACTTTAGTGATTGTAAAACAAGAATACTTACCTTAGAAGCCGAACTTGCAAAGTGGAAAGGTTATACTTATTGTGCCTATTGCGGTACAGCATTTGATCTTGATGCGGGAGAACAGATAACCACGCATATTCGGACTTGTCAAGAACATCCCATGCGACAAGTCGAGGCGGCGCTTGCAGAAGAAAAAGATAGATACTTCAAGAACGAAGAACGCTGGAAGGTATATGCCGATCAGATAGAGGCCGCTCTAACTAACCAAATCGAAATGAACCAGGAAAAGTTTGATGGAAGAATGACAAAACTTGTTAAGAAGTTGTCTAAAAGCAACAAGAAATTATTCCGTGAACAACATGAAACGCAAGGCAAGCTTGAAGAAGCCGAGGCCGAACTATCCGCCTGTAAAGAACGGGTGAGAGAGATGGAAGAGAAGCTATTTAAGTATGGCGAGATGAAGAAGGCACCATGTTTTGTTTGTGGCTACAACGGGCAGAATTACTACAGTCCGTCCGTGCATCCCTGCGCCGAAAGACATCATCGTTTGCAAGCCCTGCAAGCCCAGGAGCAGAGTAAGGAGGTAGAGGGGTGAATTGGAATAAAGTCATAGAACACCCTTTTCTTGGTGGTGGATTGCAGATTTATCCGTATCAATTCGCTATCGGATTTTCCCTAAAATATCTGCCATGTCTCAAATCGATTATGTTCCGGTTGTATTTGAGACCGTTTAAAATCTGGCAGAATATACGGCTGGTTCGAGAATAGAGCAAGGATGTAGAGAGATGAGTGCATGTGAAAAATGTTGGGCTGATGCTTATGTTCGAATGAGATTAAATCCAAGTAAGAGTCAAGCGGAACATTACCAAGACTTGCTTGAAGAGAGAAAAGATAATCCGTGTTCTATAGAGGAGCAGCGAGGAGAGTTAATCGCTGAACAGGAGAAGAAGGGATGAAACTTGAAACCGCTCAAAAAGCAGCAGAGAGGTTTTTTGTCAAAAATAATTATCATCATGTTGATCGCTGTTGTGCGTATTGTCAATTCTCGGAAGCTCACTATGAAGGCGAATATTCCTGTCGGCTGGCAGAGGGCGGACAGAATGAATGGTATGTGGGAGATATAGCACCTTATGGTGTTTGTGATCGTTTCAAGCAGGAGAAGAAGTAATGTACTGGCCCTTGTATTTGATTCTTGTGCTGGCTATAATATACAGCGTAGCCTACTTCACGACGCAGGGGGGCAGCGTGGCAGACAAAGAATCGATACTGATTGACTTTGACGGGACTATCCATCAGTATCGGACGCCATCCTCGGGTGGCGATATTCCGGATCCTCCGGTTCTCGGTACTAGAATAGCACTACAGAAACTTCGCAAAAAATACAAGGTGATCATCTTTTCAACCAGGGCGAGGACCGCTACTGGAATCAAGGCTATCCGCAGATGGTTGTATGAAAACGACATCAAGGTCGATGACATTGTATCTGAAAAAATACCGACGAGACTCATAATTGATGACCGCGCCATCCAGTTCAAGGGTAACTGGGATACGATCATGCCGAAAATTGATACTTTTTTGCCGTGGAACAGGAGGAATAAATGAAGATGTTCGTGACTTTGCTTTTCGGAATCCCGTTAATTGTAGGGACCGTGGCCATTTTAATGCCGTTCCTTTTTATCGGACTCGTTCTTGCCGGAGTCATTTCTATAATCATGCAGATACGAGCCGAACGAAAGATAGACCCGAAAAAAGTATTGAGAGAAATAGAAGACGCGATAGGATGGAACAAATGACCTATCAACCTGGATTGAGTTTGAGACTGCCGGTTCCGGCACGTTCTGCGTTTGTATGCCTTGACGGGAACAACTGCCCCTACGAGCCAGCGCCGAAGGTCAGGGCAGCAGTGATGGAAGCTCTGTCGAAAGGTTGGATGCGGGAGTACCCGGAGTATCGGGAAGTTCAGTTGATCGAGAGGGCTTCCGAATTCTACGGGGTGCCATCTACCTGTATCGCCGTAACTGCTGGCGTAGACCACGCGTTGAACTGGTTGATGTGGCTAGCGAGTCAGAATAAAGCCTTTGTTGAACACCACCTTATAACCTATAGTGGGTTTATAGACCAGGCAGACCGATATGGCGTTAATCTCATCGGAATACCACAGAAGCCGTTCGATCCTCATCTCGGATATTTTCATTTTGAGAGTGACTTCACTTACGTGGCGAACCCGAACAATCCGACAGGTGTACTATTCGACAGGGAGGAGATCATCTGGTATCTCAACAGGGGTAAGCACATGATCGTGGATGAGAGTTATATGGATTGGGCAGAAACGGATCAGAGTTGTGCCCATATGATTCCGAAAAATTCCCACCTGATCGTATTGCGCGGGTTTTCAAAGGCATTCGCGCTTGCCGGAATGCGAGTAGGGTTGATGTTTGCCAACCCGGAGTTGATCGAGAAGTACAAAAACACCTTTGACTGTCGACTAATCCCCACCTTTACGCAAATTGCGGTCGAGACAGCACTTGATAATTACGACTACGTGAAAGAGCAGATAAGATTTGCCCGTATCACGAAAGAGAACGCTCTCGGAATTCTACAACACAACGGATTCCAGGCAATCGACACACATACGAATTTTATTCTCATAGCTGATGATCATGCCACAGAAGTACAAGCAGAACTTGATAATCGCTACAGGATACTTACTAGAACTTTTAGCAACTGGCCTGGATATCTCAGGGTGAGCGTCGGAAGCGGGATGGATATGGAGCGTTTCTGCTATAAATACGTGGAGATAAAAGACAAACCAGGGAAGGTCTCTGGTGAAACGGTGATTCCTCAGACGGCATCGGAAGATGTCGAGGTGAACCGATGAGGCATTCGTGCCTATCTCTCATGTTTGAGTTTCACGGTTATCGTGGACTCAGCCCTTCAAGGAGACTGCCTAGAACCCGAACTACCGTATCACAATATATTGTAGGCGGGCCTATCCAAAGAGGCAACACGTCGTTGGCGTGTAGATCGAACGAAGAGGATGTTTTGAAAGTAGCTTTCCCTTTGAACGGTCTTGATGGGATAGACCCGCCGCTATTTAAAAACAGGAGGACGAATTGAAAATCGGCATAATTGGCCTGGGGAAGTTGGGATTACCGATGGCTCTTGGATTTGCGTACAGACAACACAAAGTTATCGGGTACGACAAAGACGAAAAACGAATGGGCTGGCAGTGGTTTAAGGAGAAAGAAGCATCGCCAGACCCGAAGAAAAGCGTTGCCGATCTACTGAAGGACGGTTTGGTGGAGTACGGGGAATTGAAAGACGTGCTCGAATGCGACATCACCTTCGTTGCCGTAGAGACGCCGAACCAGACCGGATACGACGGAACGGTCCCCATACCGCGAGTGTTCATGGACTATAATCTGTACCCACTGAGGAGATGCCTTGACGAGATAGCGCACGAGTTATTCTTGCGGAAGATAGAGAAGAAGATCATCCTCTGCGTCATATCAACTGTGCTACCCGGAACGTTCCTACCGATGCTAGCGCAGCTTGAAACTGAACACAGCTTGCGCTCGCAGAAGAAATGGAAGCTGTCCGATCACATCGCGTTCGTCCACAACCCACAGTTCTGCGCTATGGGAACCGTGATACCAGATCTCTACGACCCGGAGTTCGTAGTACTCGGGTATGACGGGAACCCGCTTGACGATTACCTGAGCAGGGTATGTGAGTTCTATTCCACGGTCACAGATACCGACCAGTACGTCCTCGGAGTCGACGAGGCCTGCATGGTGAAGACTTGCTACAACGGCTGGATCACCTCAAAGATAGATTATGCGAATGCCATGATGGAACTGGCCTACAAGGTGCAAGCTACTGTTGACGTAGACAAGGTAACAGGAACTCTCGCCGCTGCCACGAAGCGTTTGTGGAACGGGAAGCGGTATACTTATGGAGGGATGGGAGATGGAGGGGGATGTTTGCCCGCGGGTGAATTAATTTATACGATAGATGGGATGCAACCAATAAATGAACTTGGCCCTGGGAGCCAAGTGCTGACGGCAGATGGAACATATCATGAAGTAACCGAAAAATATAAAAGGCGATATAACGGCGAATTGTATATGCTATATCCAAGAGGACTGCAACCCGTTACGGTGACAGAAGAACATCCAGTTCTCGTAGCTGACGATCTCCGTAAAGTTTATTATTGGCAGGGAAAAGAAAAGCGAGACGGTGCCCAAAAAATACCCCAATGCGTTGGAGAACCATATTATTTGCCAGCATCAGATATTACACGAGATCATTATATTTTATTCCCAAGACCGAAGACAACGGAAGCCAAGAGCTATGAAGTATATGAAATTCTGGCAGGTTATTATCTATCAGAAGGGTCAATAGAATGGCCGAGGGGCCGAGATAACAACGGGCGGATTTCTTTTCATTTTCATCAGAAAGAAGTTGAATACCATAAAGAAGTAAGCAAATTACTTTTCTGTTTCAATGACAAATCAACTCCATCCAAGACGCAGAAAAAAAATTGTGCGACAATTAGATTCAACGATACGTATTTAGCAAACAAGCTGGATAACGACTTCGGACATGGAGCGGCCACAAAAAGGTTACCAGATTGGGTATTGAATGGTAGTGAGGAAACCGCAAGAAACATCTTGCGGGGACTATACCGGGGAGACGGCGCGGCATTTCAATATGGATATACATACTCAACCACTTCTGTGAATTTAGCCTATGGTGCGCATTTGCTTTTGAAGCGCCTTGGTATTTCGTCGTGGATCAAAGAACACCCGAGACGCTTTAATGGAATTTGGCATAAAAAGAATTGGGACGTTGCCGTAACGAACGCGAGAGATTTAGAGGCCATGCAAAAAATAGTCGAGATGCCCAATCGACACAAAATGCAAGCGAAAAGATACAATCATATCTTTGAGAAGGAGGGATTTTTCTACCACAAAATACGAAAGGTTGAAGTTCAGACCGCCAGGAATATAGATGTATACAACCTGGAAGTAGACGGCGAACCATCCTATGTAACCGTTGCCGGAGCAGTTCACAATTGTCACCCGAAGGAAAACCTCGCGCTCGCTTATCTGGCCGACCGATATAATCTAAGTTTCAACTGGTGGAAGATGAACATGCTTTGCCGGGAACGGCAGACCGAATGGTTGGCCGACGTCATCTGCGCGAAGAAACTAAACGAACACAACAAGCCAATCGTGCTTTGCGGGATGGAGTTCAAGTCGGAGACTAATCTTCTGGACGGAAGTTCGGCGTTGTTGCTCGCTGATATTCTCATGAAACGAGGACACCTGGTGATCCGAATGTTTGAGCAGAACGATCTTCCAGAGAATATTGATCCGGCGATATTTGTTATTACGTGCGATCACGAGAAATGGACAACCATTAAATGGCCACAAGGGTCGCTCGTCATTGATCCGTTTCGCTACATACCCGAGCAGGAGGGTGTAAACATCATACGGCTGGGCGGAGGAGCGCGATCTTACTCAATTTAGGCTGGGGAAACTGGAGTTGGACGAACCAAGAGATATTCAATCTACTCAGGGTCAGGAAACGGAAGCTGCATTACCGTCAAGACACGCATCTTCTGTGTCCTTATTGCAGTCAACCGAATTCAAGTCTAGAGGTTATAAGATATTCAAACCATATCTGCGGTTTCGTTTGTGGTCTCTGCGGATGGAAGATCACGATGAGATACAAGAGAAAAAAGGGAGAAATGTTCAAGATTTATACCGTCAACAAATCAAACAACGGAACACCGCTAGAACAATATTTCATATATGGCACATACGAGGGACAAAAGGGACAAATTATCCCACTGAGAGAGAAGACATACTCAGGTGCACGACTGAACGAGACGGAAGTCTGGCAGATCCTCGGATTGCGCGGCAAACATCCGGCCAAAGTAATCGGGGCCATATACGAAGTGAGTCCGAAAACCATAGAAGATATCTGGTACGGGAGGACCTGGAAGAATGTTTCTAAACGTAAAACCCAAACAAATAAAACCCATAAATTGGGGGTGGGAAAACAAGATGACGGAATGGGGGCCGGAGGTGGTAAAACATCCCGGCGAGATAAGAATGCCGCCGCTCTTGCAGAAGTACGACTGGCGAGCATTTGAGATAGAACTTCCCCCCAAGGAGTGGCAAGGTTGGTTCTCGAAAAGTCACGGGTTCGGTACCCGGAATTTCAAGAGTATCTTCACGACCGCTGCCCGGTTCATGGGATACTTGGAACTCCTGATGGACCATCCAGACCTCTCCGCTATAACGCAGACGTACCTCGAGTGGAATGACCGCCTGCTGGAGACGTGGAACAGGGAAACTGGATACCCGTTAACATATTTTATGATCGGGGATGACTACGGATACAATACCGGCCTACTCATGCGGCCTGATGACTGGAGGGAATACGTCAAGCCGCAGATCGGTCAGCTGTTTAAATTGGCAAAGAGCTACGGATGCGAGATCATTTTTCACTCTGACGGCGACATATCGGAGATCATAGACGACATTCTGGAGATGGGAGCCAGTTTCATAAACTGTGAGTTGGTAGGAAAAATGAAGAAACTGCCAATCACGAAAGGACAAGGCGGACACCTCTGGTATAAGGGCAAGGTAATCTGGGAGAACACGCCGGAGATGGTCGCCAAACTTTAATCGAAGGAGGCTGTCGTGAAAACGAACCTCTGGATAATTGCGGTTTCGGTGACGGTTATTTTGATGGTGAGCATACAAGGATTGAACGAGAACAGGATCGAGAAAAAAAAGGTGGAGATCGCTCAACTAGAAGAACACATAGAAGAACTCTACATCATGGAGGCGGAAAGGATCACGAAGTTACAGGAAGAGACACTGACACTTACGCCACCCATGCGCGTCTACGTTTTGACATCCGAGTGCGGGATCAGGAAAGATCCGATGGGTGGCGGAACGGAGAAGGTACACAAGGGTATCGATATAGTCGGGCCAGAAGACGCTACCGTAGAGGCTGCTGCGATAGGAACGGTCGTCGAGGCTTGGTCGGCGCCTGACGGATATTATCAAGGCGATCCGGTATACGGCGGAAAGGTAGTGATCGACCACGGCGGAGGGGTGTCTACCCTCTACGGTCACATGAGCAAGCTACTGGTGAAAGAAGGGGATTACGTAAAGAGGGGGCAACCGATTGGGATACAGGGATCGACGGGGATGTCGGTCGGGGATCATCTACACTTCGAGGTCATCTATGACCCGATACTCGCGCTTGAGATGGGAATACGAAGAAGGTCAGAATGAAAAACTTATCCGATGCGTTTATAGCGGAAGACACGCTGAGGTACTATGACGAGATGGCGCAGAAAATAATAGACTACGCGAAGACGCTCGGGATCGACACGATATATTTAAGCTTCGTGATGGAAAACCCAGACGGCACGATGGAAAAGTCGAGGAAGGTACTCGTCAATCAGGTCGAGGCACTGACGGACCAGGGCCGGGCTGATACCATCGTTGCCGTGAGGAACCACGTGAACGCTCTGATAATAGGGAGGTAATCGGATGAGTGAGATAGACGCAAAGCTATGGTTGCTCTTGTTTGGAGTCATTTGGATCGGGGCTGGCTTTTTCCTCGGGTGGTTTATTCATGATGTGCTCCTACACACGAAAGCGATACGAGACATAGAGAAGGTAGCACAGCAGTTCAATAACGCAGTAGAAAAATTTGAGAAGATTGAGAAGATGGTGGACAAAGATGAGTGACCCGCTACACAACCCGGCATTCCCGGACTGCCCGATCTGGATGCGGATAACTGATATGCCGAAGAAGACGAATACCAATACCTTCGCCACGCCGCAAGGACAAAAACCTTCAAATATGACGATACCGTGGTACCTATACGATGCGGACCTCGTGTCGATGCTTGACCAGGGACTCAGCGGAGCTCAGATCGCCGAGCAACTAAACTTGCCGAAAAATGCCGTGGTACAGAAGATACATCGACTCGTGCAGTCGGGGGAATATGTGCCGAAACCGGAGGAGTAGAATGGCGAAAAGGAAAGAAGAGAAAACTATCACCATAGAGTGTCGAGGGGCAGATGAGAGACCGGTCGAAGAATTGATAGAATTTCAGGGGGAATTGAAATCACTTACGAAAGAACGATTGAAGAAATTGAAAAATAGTATCGTCAAGCGTGGTTGGTCGGCTCCTATTTTCGTATGGCAACGAACCCAGAAAAGTAAGGCATATATTATAGACGGACACCAGAGAATTAAGGCACTTGCCAGCTTGAAAGAAGACGGGTATAAGATACCAGAAAAACTACCGGTGGATTATATCAAAGCAAAAAGCAAGAAAGAAGCGAAAGAGAAACTACTTGCAATTGTCAGTCAATTCGGAAAGATATCGAATAGGGGAGCACGAGATTTTTTTATTGGGTTAGACTTCGATTCTCTCAGTGACTCGATTCATATTCCCGAACTTAAGATTCAAATTTTCGACGATGAACCTGAAGTGGAATTATCAGCGGAATTGATGGAAAGCCATAATTATATCGTGTTGTATTTCGATAATGACATAGATTGGCTTCAAGCACAGACTTTGTTTGAATTGAAGGCCGTGAGATCGCTTCATCATAAACTTAAACAGGTGGGAATGGGTCGCGTATTGCCGGGACCGGAGGCAATTCAAAAACTAATGAAGGTGAGAAAGTGAAAATAGCGATTGCCTGTCCTTCTTATGGGAGACCCGATAGACTAGAGACTCCAAATGTTTTGCCAGACATTCGTGTGTTTGTTGATTCAACCGAGACCCAGAAATATCAAGAAAGAAACCCAAACGCAAAATTGGAAATTTGCCCGGATGGGATCCAGGGGAATATTTGCCGGGTTAGGAATTACATTCTCGATTCACTCCTTCCGATGTACGATGCCGTGTTGATTGTCGATGATGATTTTCAAGGACTTTTTATCTGGGAAGGGAAAAAATCAAATAAGATAGAAGGAAAAGAATTCTATTGCTTTGTCGAGAAATATTCCCTTGTGGCGAAAGAACTCAAGGTTGGAATGTGGGGGGTTAATGTCAATACTGATGCACAGTGTTACCGAGAACGAACTCCGTTCAGCTTTCTTTCCTATGTGGGAAGCCCGTTCGGGGTGTTTTTGCATGGATGTTCATTGAGGTATGATGAACGGTTCTCCCTTAAAGAAGATTATGACATGACACTTCAACAGATCAAAATGTATCGGAAAATTTTGCGGGTGAATAAGGCCTATTACTCCGTGCGGCAGGTGGAGCAGAGAGGAGGGTGTTCCACGTATCGGTCTGTTCAAAACGAAAAGAATCAGTTGAAACTCTTGCAGAAAAAATGGGGATCGGAGATCGTAAAGACATCAGATCGATCTCATATCGCCAAAACACGGAAACATGATAAGGTGATCCAGATAAACCCGATTTTGCATGTACCGATATCGGGAGTGTGAAAGATGGGAAAACCTGAGAAATAAGAAAGAACAAAGAAATATGCCACGCAAAGGCGGTGTACCAGAAAACCTCAAACCGGCGAAGAAGGGAGAGGTACGTAATCCGAAGGGGCGACCGAAGGGCTCTGGTAAAGTCAATTTGTTGAAAGCGCTAGAAGAAGAATTGAAGAAACCGACAAGAATACAAATTGACGGTAAAAGACAAACGATGACGATGGAAGAGGCAATAGCGAAAAGCGCCGCAGCCCGAGCGCTAAAAGATCATCGCTATTTCAAAACAATTATAGAGCAATTCCATGGGTTCCCAACTGCGAAGCACGAGATCGAGGGGAGCATGAGCATCATAGACGAGCTTTACGACCGGGCGAAGAAACACAAGGGAGAAGGATATGGGAACGGTAAAAACGCCAAGAAGTAAGGGCGAACTACTCGACTGGTACCGCAGGTATCCGTGGCTGTTCATCGAGGACGTCATGGAGATGCGGATGTGGTCCGGCATGAAGATGGTCACGGAAAGCGTGTTCAACAACAAGCGCACATCGGTACGTGGCTGTCACGGTATCAGCAAAACCACCGTGGCGGGAGCGGTAGCCGTGGCGTTCCTAAACCTATACGAGAACTCGGTGGTAGTTACCACGGCACCCACCCACAGGCAGGTAGCGAAACTGTTGTGGAAGGAGATCCGCACCCTGTACCAGAAGTTCCCCGGCCGGCTGAAGGGAGACTGCCAGACCGTAGACGTGAAGATCGAGGCGGGCTGGTACATGATCGGGTTCTCCACGGACCAGACGACGAACATCGAGGGCTGGCACGCACAACATATCCTGTTCATCATAGACGAGGCGAAGGGGATACCGGAGGACACGTACAACGCCCTGGAAGGGTCCATGATCGGTGACTGTCACATGCTGGAGATCAGTACTACGGATGGGGCGGACCAGCAGTGTCCGTTCCGCAAGCACCACAGCACCGAGCGCCGGAACTGGAAGTCGTTCAAGTTCAGCGTATGGGACAGCCCGCTTGTCTCCGTCGAGGATGTGCCGAAGGAGTACAAGCAGTCGATCAACAACCAGCTCTACGATTGGGGAAAGCCGCGAACGGGAAGCGAGTGGCCCGCGGAGGCGGTGGCAGATATCCCGATAGCCGATATGGACTGGATCCTCGACCGCTGGCAGTGGAAAGAAACCAACCCCTATTTGTGGGAGACGAAGATACTCGGTGAGTTCAGCGACAAGGGTGGGAACGCCGTGATCCCGCTGTCATGGGCAGAGCGAGCTCGTGGAGCTGATGTCAAGGCGATATACACCAACGGGGAGATCGAGTACGGACTCGACGTTGCACGGATGGGGGACGACCGGTCGGTGCTGTTTCGCCGTAGCGGATACCAGTTCGAGGTCGTGAAGGTATGGGGGAAGACGAACACGATGGAGACCTGCGGGATCGTAACAAACATAGTCAACGCTATGCCAGCGCAGGTGCTGAAGGTCGACGCGAACGGCGTGGGAGCCGGGGTGTACGACCGCCTGGCCGAGTTGCTTCTAAACGGGCAGCTGAAGCTCAACACGGTATACGGGATCGACTCGGCACGCAAGGCGGATAACGAGCGCAAGTTCTTCAATCGTCGTGCCGAGATGTGGTGGCAGGCACGAGAGCTGTTCGAGCGTAACTTCAAGGAAAGCGGGGTGATGAGCATACCGGACGACGACGAGCTGATCGAGGACCTCACCGGGATGAAGTACGGAACCAAGAGCGACGGGCGGCTCATCGTGCAGCCCAAGGACGAGTTCAAGAAGGAGTTCGGGAGAAGCCCGGATAAGGGCGACGCCTTCGTGTACTGCCTGGCGCAGGTGCAGAAGGAGTTCGTGATGGAGGAGTGGGCGGAGTGACTAAGCACGACCGTCGGTACCTCCATACCTGGCAGGCTTACAAGGCAGCGCAGCGATCTGAAGAGTTTGATATGGACCTCATCGAGGCGATCAAGCGGATGGGTGTTCACCGTGTGCGGTGCGAGAAGTGCGGGAAGAAACTCTCGGTCAAGCTCGCGGTCGGGTTCAGGGGAAGCGTATACCACTCGGTATGTGGGATGAAGATATACGAGCGATACGGGTACGAGACCATGGAGAGAGGAGAACTGTTGCCAGCGTGACCCACGGTGAAAAGACGGCTCGGAAGGGCGAGGGTGGAAAACTGATTATCATATTTAAAAATCCTAATAGATATTTATATAGACAATCGGGCCGGTATATTTCACATAATAAAAAACAAGCGCCGCAAGGCCCCGCGCTGGCAATTTTAAAAGGGGGATATGATGAAGGTCAGAAGGTTCAAGTGCAACAAGTGTGGAAAGATATTGGTCACGACCGAACGAAAACCTGAGCGATGTGACTGCAACGATAAGGCTGCCTGGATACGGGGGGAGATAATCTCGAACGAGTACAAGGAGCGACGCGACGGCTGGAGGCGGAAGGACCCGAAGGTCAAAATTACCAAGAAACAGAGACGAAGAATGAGGGTGCGGGAAGCATGAAAAGCGTAACGATCCTCGGTAATGGCCAGTCACGACGGAACAACCGGCCGATGGACTATGCGGGGGATATCTGGGTCTGCAACTACGCCTTCATGGAGTTCGCCATTCTGCCTCCGATCCATACCATAGGGACCGTTCATCGAGAGGTAGCGGCCTTGGCCATAAATATCCAGAAGTGGTTCGCCAAGCAGGACGGGTACGTCCACGTCAAGAAGTGGCGGGTGCTGTTCCCTGCCTACAAACCGCACATCGACGGCACGGTGAGGTTCGTCGGGATGAAGCCCGTGTCGACCGGGCCTATGTTACTGTACCAGGCCATCGTTGAGGGGTACGACAGAATCGACCTATACGGGTTCGACTTCGGTGGAGGGGATCTTTATGGCGGCTATTGGACCGATGGGACACAGAGGCCCTGCGTAAGTGCCGACTGGTGGAGAGGGCAGATATGTGATATAATACGGAAGTTACGGCCAACCATGTCGATCATACATCACGAGAACAACGTGCAGTCGGATTTGAGAGGATGGGTAGAAAAATAAACCAGCGTGGCCCAAGGCAGAATGAAGAAGGCCACTTCATTTAGGGGACGATATGGAGTTTGAGGAAAGTACGGTTACTTCCGGGAGCTTGAGACCTAAAGTCGAACGTACCGCAGGGTAAGGAAGCCGCCCTGCCGCTGGTTTATTTTAGGAGGGAAAAATGGAAAAGATAAAAATTCTGCGTCGAGAGAAAGACATCATGGATAAAGTTGCCGATGCCATGTATGACCACATTCGCGCACTTTCTGATGATGATTTAGATGATTTAATTTCAGGATGTGGAAAAGTTTCAACAACGAATTGTGGCTGGTATGTATACCGCATGGCACCAATGATGCGGAATATGGCACGGCAACAATTAGGATTTAGATAAATAGAGGCGCTGTGAGCGCGGAGAAGACTTTAAGGCGCCCTGTCCATCCGCAGAGTCTATCCTGGGTCATACCAGGCAGCGCCTTTTTAGGAGGAATGGATGAAAGAGAAAGAATTTAGAGATCATGTTATGTGCGATATCTGTCATAGAAAAATAGACACGAGTGGTCTTCCTCTGTTCTGGACAGTGAAGTTCCAGAGATGGGGGATAGACTACAAGGCCGTTGCACGGCAGGATGGGCTTGCGACGTTTCTAGGGGGCCACGCCGAACTTGCTCAGGTCATGGGAGCAGACGAGGACATGGCCGAGCGTGTTGGGGAAGAGCGAGAAATAACGGTCTGCGAGATATGCGCCGGGAAAGAGATGCTTCCCATTTACGCGCTGGCTTTGGAGAAGGAATAAAATAACCGGAGGGACCGCGTGATAGGCCAAGAAAAAGTCTCATGGGATTCCACTTCTTCGTTTCATAGATCATCCTCCTTTACAAGTTTGGGGTTTCACGTGCCGGAAGGCCGACCGGCACCCCTCCGGTATTCTAATGCTTAGCTATGTGAGGGCAAAGATGAATTATAAGGAACAGATCAAAGCATCGGTAACGTTGCGAGAATGTCCCGTTTGTGGATATCCAGCCGAATTTGATATAATAAATATGGAGATATGCTGCCTTGGCTGCGGGATAAAGATGGGGATGGGAATTGGCCCGGCTTTTGGAGAAGTAGACACGCTAAACAAGCTCGCGGAAGCGTGGAACACCCGAGACAAGGAGAGTGCGGCCGCTACCCTGATGGGAATAAAGGAACTGGCGAGGGTGAAGAAGTGAGTGGAATTACGGGGATGACTAATGCTCAACCTTTATTTCCTGGAGCATCATCATCGATTGATATTCCTGGGACAGCGTGGACAACTGATAGTACAAATAAAATAGAAACAGGGATGCCGTCAGCCACGATTCTATGTCCGTCTGCTATGACGTTTCCAGAAAAGATAGTAGCCGATAATACCAAGTACCGCCCTTGCCCTTTCTGTGGATGTAAGCATCTATATTATAGAATGAACGAGGCGATGATCGAGTGCCAAGCCTGCGGGACGATGGTTCCTGAGAGCAAGTGGAATGACCGCGACCGCCAGACAGCCGCAGACGCCATCCTGGGCATAAAAAACCGATAATAGGAACAAGGAGTAAGAAATGGCAAAGAATCCAAGAGGACAAAACAGGCCGCAAGATGGTCGGGGGCGTGGCAAGGGTATGTCGGGAGGTCAGCGCGGGGGACGTAACACTGGGCCCGGAACGAAAAGTGGTCCAGGATACGGCAAAGGCGGTGGGAGCGGAAAAGGAACAGGGCGAGCGAAATAAGGGGAAAGGAGCCTGATTATGCCGTGGGCAATCGCGGATGTAGATAGCCACAAGAAAGGGCTCTCAGCGAAGGGTAAGCGCCAGTGGGTTGACGTAGCCAACAGTGCCCTTGCCGCCTGCCTGAAGAAGGGGGGCTCCCAGTCTTCCTGCGAGGGCAAGGCTATCCGTATGGCCAGCGGGGTGACGGAAGCGGACGAGACAGGGATCATCTACTTCGGTCACTCCAAGGAGATCATCAACCACAATATCGACGTCCTGAAGCAGCGGGGCTACGAATCGCCCGTTGCGAAGAACATCGCCTACCAGATATCCGGGGAGCCCATGCCGAGCGAGCAGGTGCAGGGATCGGGGACACCGAGTGCAACGAGTTCTGTTAATCAAGCTACCTGAGCCCGCGGCCGAGACCCAGAAGCGGTGCGTGATGCCGCCGCTCGGCCTGTGGTCCATGCGAACGAACATCGTGGAGAATACCGACAACTGGGTTCACGTTTGCGATATGCACGCCGGGGATGATCTCACCGAAACCCTGCGGATGAATAAGTGGGATGTGATCGGTATATCGGTACAGTTCAGTATCCAGCATGACGACTACATGAAGGTAGCGAAGAAAGCACGCGCGGTATGCGGTACAGTGATCGCCGGTGGTTTTCATGCACAGGTTGTCCAACCTCCGAAAGGCGTTACGTTCGTGGCGAAAGGCTGGGGCGAGCACGCGATAGCCGAACACTTGAAATTTCAAATCAAGGGCGAGATCCATCATCCTATTTTCGCACTCACGGAGCTAAACCGATATTGGGAAGAGGACAAGCCGCACGATCTTCGAAGCATGACGAAGCGGTGGATCCCGTTCGAGACCTCTAGAGGCTGCGTGCGACAGTGTGCTTTCTGTGGTGTACAGAACGTATGGGAGAAGTATGTTTCATTCTCGGTATCGTGGATCGACCGTTACCTGAAGTACCTCGAGGGGAAAGGGATACATGAACTTTTTATCGAAGATGACAATATCGCCTTACAGCCTGAACGGCTCAAACAAATTATCAGCCTTTTCAATCGATACAACGTCCACTGGTCTACACCCAACGGGATTGAGATTCGAGGTCTCTCCAAGTGTCTTGCCGAGATCGCAGACAGCGGATGCTGGCGAGTGTCTCTGGCGTTTGAGACCGGGGTGGAAGAGACCGCCAAGCGCATGAACATCCTCGACAAGTGGATCAAGCCGAAGGAAGCGAGAGTGATAGCCGATTGGTTGATGAAGAATGGGATCGAGGTCTGTGGGTTCTTCATCATCGGGTGGCCGGGGGAAAGCCTTAAACAGATGCAGGAGACCGTCGACTATGCGAACTCGCTCCCGCTGACGGACAGGCATATCTATATTGCCACACCTTATCCAGGCACAGAGCTGTACAATTATTGCAAGAGCAAGAGATACCTTACTGAAGACGGAGCGAAACTATACAGAGACCTACGATACACGACGGGGCTGATTAAAACGAAACAGTGGGGTCCGGAACAGGTCGAGGAATTACGGAGGAAAGACCGGGAGCTGGCACTCCGGCGAAGGGCAGGAGAGAATGTTTGAATTACTGAAAGCTAAGAGGCAGATAGCACTGACCGAGGCACGGCAGGCCGTACTGTTGCAGAAGATTTACGAACGGCTGCTATCACCCAACAGAGCGCAGCGCAAGACGCTTGAGGATATCGACGAGAGCGACTGGACGATACTCGGTACGTCGCCGAAGGAACTGGATGCCTCGGAGGCCGGGGAGCTCCGGGAAGTCGCTATGGAGTTCTTCTATCGGAACTCGCACGCGAGGAACATCCTGCGGCTCATGGAGAAGTATATCGTGGGGCGCGGGTTCGACGTTCAGCCGATATCACAGAATCCGATGGTGAAGCGATGGCTCGACACGTTCTGGCGAGTCAACCGGATGGACCTACGGAAGAAGGAGGTCGTGCGGCGGACGATGCGTGACGGCGAGGCGTTCATCCGTTTCTTTCCAGACCAGACCGGGATGTTGCTCACGCGGTTCATGGACGCTGGAAAGGTCACGGAACCGAAGGACAAGAAGGCGAAAAATAACGTCACCTATGGGATCGAGACGAATCCCGACGACGTGGAAGATGTCCTGGCGTACTGGTACAAGGAGGAGCGTGTGCCGGCCGAGGACGTGCAGCACATCAAGATCATGGTCGACTCCGACGTGAAGCGCGGGCGCTCTTATCTTGAGGCGATGTTGCCGGACCTGAAGATGTACAAGGATTGGCTGCGGGATCGGATGAAGCTCAATAAAGTGCGGGCCACGATAGCGTTGGTGAAGCAGATAACCGGCACGGGCGACCAGATCGCCTCGCTGGTAAACGCGCAGAAGACGCTGAAGCGAAAGGCGTCGGACAACACGGAGTACGCGAAGGCCCCAGAGGGCGTGTCTGTGCTCACCACCAGCAAGGGAGTGGACTACAAGATGCTGTCCCCGAATCTCCAGGCCGCCGACGTGCAGGAAGACGGGCGCAGTATATTACTGGCCATAAGCGCTGGTGCGGGGTTACCGGAGTTCATGGTGACTTCAGATAGCTCGAATAGTAACTACGCGAGCACCTTAGTGGCAGAAGCCCCAGGGGTACGCGAGTTCATGGACTGGCAGGATTTCTTCAGCGTGCACTTCAAGGAGATCCTCGCCAAGGTCATCACCGCAGGGATAAAGGCGGGAGAGATCCCGGCGAAAGAGGAGATCACGATAGAGCTGGAGGCCGAGGATCCGGAGACGGGTGAACGGCGTCCCGTAGAGGTGCAGGCGTTTGAGGAGACTTCCACGGAAGTCGAGATCACGTTCCCGGAACTGATACACCGCGAGATCGAGAAGGAAACCAAGGCATACGTGCTCCAGTCGAACCAGCGGTGGATAAGTAACCGCACGGCAGCGTCTCGGCTCGACCTCGACTACGACTACGAGATGGAGCAGCTGAAGCAGGAAGAGGAAGAGATGGCGACCGAGCAAGAAGGCGATAGCGACGAGGAAAGAGGAGACGAGGAGTATCTGAAAGCGCGGTCGAAGGCACAGCAGACCCCTGAGGACGAAGAGGACCCGGAGACGGAGAAGGCAGAATGAAATTATATTTTGTTTTATCAGAAATTGCCGGAACGGATAATTGTGAAATCTATCGTATTTGCTACTACAAAGAAGATGCGATATTTGAGGCACAGCAACAGAACAAGATACGCCCTGCGACATGTTACGATATTTACGAGATCGAGGCGGTGAAGGTGTACGATGGGAAAGAGGGGTGACCGCAAGCGGCTGATGCACAGGATGAGACGCACAGCTAGGCGCATACCACTCGGTGCTACGAACTTGCCGCCGTGGTTGAAGTCGCATTTTCCGACGATCTATGCCCGGCACGTCGCATACCGGATGATCAACGGGAACCACAAGGAAGAGACAAGAATACAGCCCGGAGCATACATGGATATGTATGGCCGGGATTTTGTTGTGACAAAAGAGATGTCTGATAATGACATGTTCGCAAAAGGAATAAAAAGAATTGCCTAGTCCGCTTGATCCTGAACCGAGCATCCAGAGGTTTGTTGATAAACATCGGAATGAAATCATGCATGCTGATTTTGACCTTGTTCGGCTATTGGGATGGACCGATCAGTACGATGACGACGATTACTATTATGTTTTGCAACGTAGGACATACGGGATTGGAAACAGGGTGACGATGTTGAGTTGTGTCGGGCGTCCCGTTCCTTTCAAACTGCCCGATAAAGATAGAAAACGGCTTAGTGAAATATGGGATCTGAACGATTGCGGAATCGAACAAGGTAGGAAAATGGCCGCAGATATGGGAATCATCATAAAATGAGGATAGAAGATGCCTAATCCCCTAGATCCCGAAATACAAAAGGCGATGCAGCTGCTCGTCCGTCGTGGGCGCAACATGATGCTGGAGATCGAGGCACAGACTGAAGCATCTATCATCAAGAGTTACCAGCAAGCAGCGGCACGTATCGGCTCCAAGGTATCAGGGCTCGGGTCAAGTGCCGAGCTGTTCGGTGCTGTATATATCGGGAATGAGATCCAGAAAGAGGTCGTGCGGCTTAACCAGATCGTGACCAAGAAGATCAGCGACTCGGTGGAGATGGTGGTCGGGCAGTCGATCAACGACCAGATAGCCGCTGGCCGGTATCTGTTCGGCACGGCACTGAAAGGATACGACCTCACCCTCCTGGCTCCTGACTCACCTATGTTCACGTCGATGAACTTCGAGGCGATCAACGCGATGCGGACCTCGGTCGATGGCGTGGAGCTGAGTGCGAGGATCTGGGAACTTAACCGTATCCAGCTCCTTTCGATGAAGACCTATCTCGCAGATGCGATGTTGGAAGGCAAGTCCGCTGCTGAGATCAGTCAGGAGATCAGGGCCTTCATGCACCTACCGGCAGTGGACATGAGGACGAAGAAGTGGCGAGCGTTCTTCAAGCAGAACCCTCCAGGAAGGGGCGTATATAAGAGTGCGGCGAAGAACGCGCAGCGAGTACTACGAACTGAGCTACACCGGGCGTATCGGAACGCAGCCGTGCAGTACGTGAAGCAGATGCCGTGGGCCGAAGGGATGCAGTGGATGCTATCGGATGCACATCCGGAAATGGACATCTGCGATGATCTCGCCTCGTCGGACGTGGGATACGGCCCCGGAGTCTATACACCAGATGCGTTCCCGGATATCCCGCATGCCCAATGTATTTGCTTTTGGGTTGCTGTACCGTTCAAGAGCTGGCTTGAAACACCCACAGCGGTTGTGGTATAACCGATAATATCAGTATGGAGGTGACAGAGTGAGTGACAAGAACGTGAAAGTGGCCGAAGATACAATCGGCGTAGAGACAAAGCCGCAAAGGGCAAGTTCCCTCGAAGATGACGTCGAGGTCTACGTTCCCGAAGCAGAGGAAGAGATCGTCGGCGAGACGATAGAGGACGTCATCGAGCGGAACAAGATAAAAGCTTCCGCACATGCGGCAGGGGTGAGGGCCGTGTCCCCGGAGGAGATATTCGAGCGGCGAATGAAGCTCACAGGTGGCACGTCGCCTGCTGAGGCCGGAGCGGCCGTCGTGCTGTTGAAGGAAGATCCCGAGGGGAAGATGAAACGCGATAAACGACGCGAGCGGAACGGGATCTGGACGCAGAAGTTCTTCGATTGGGTGAAGAAGCAAGGCAAGGAAGTCCGGTCCGCCGGTGGGGAACTGAAGGGCGTGGGAGACCGGATCGAGGTCACGCCGAATGGACACTACCGCTATAAGTGGTAGAGGTCGAATACAGGAGACAGGAATATGGCAGCGAGGATCGAGTTACCAGTCTGGGCATACGAGAAGATCGAGCGACTACCGGACAACAGCGTCCCGGCACCGCCCGAGCAGAAGACGATACAGGTGAGGCTGGCATTTGAGCGGGATTCCCGGATCTCGAACTACCCCGACACCATGTCTATCGTATTCGTCGACGAGAAAGCTGCTGGATTCTTCAAGATCGGGCAACGGTACCGGTTGATACTTGAGCCGGTATAAAATACAGTAGGAGGGAATTATGTTCAAAGATTGGACATGGCAGAAATGGGTTGGAAAATTTCTGTTGTTGGCGGTAGCCTTCGGCGCGGCTGCGGCAGACATACTCGGTGCGCCGATACCGCTTTGGGCGATCCTGATGCCAGGGTTGACGTGGGTCGCGCAGTTCGTTCTCGGCTTATTGCCGGGAGAAGCCTGGCAGGGTATCGCGGGCAAGGGGCTGCTGCTCCTGGTAGCGGTCGCGCAACTGATCATAGATCAGTACATTCCCGGTAGTCAGTTCTGGGTCGTGGTCGCCCCGCTGGTGACGGCGATTGCCCAGTACTTCATCAGCCAGGTGCCAGCTTAACTGGTTACACGATAACCAGTTTTTAATAGAGTGTGTTGGGTTTCCCAATTCTCAGCACACTCGACCTACTACAGTGAGATGGACGTATGATTGACCATCGAACAAGTCCAAGAAAACGCCAAGTTCGTAGAGGAACTTGAAGCAGAAGTTTTCCGAATCCTCGAAGCAGAAGCGAGTAACAGGCCGTGGAGTGCTGTCGACAAGAGCAAGCTCCCGGCCGCTTGTTTCCTGTGGATAGAAGATCCGAAGAAAAAGTCGACGTGGCACCTTCCCTACAAAGAGGGTGCTGGCTCCATCAATCCGGCAACAGGCATGTATGCAACCGCCGGACAAGTCAACCTAAACGCACTACGGGCTATCGCTCAAGCAGTGGGCGGATCGAGAACCGGGAAGCCAATGTCTGTTCCGGGTCCGGTAAAGACCAAGATCAACCGACTGCTTAAGCAATACAAGATCGGCAAGTTTGCCGAACAGAAACCGGAGAAGAACATGGGTCGAGAAATCATTGAATCGATGATGGACGGCGGCCTCACCGACGTTCGTATTGATAAGGAAACGCACAAGGTACACGGCGTCGCCATCTTGAGATCGACAAGCCCCAATCGTACCTTCCGGGATGCGAAGGGACGGAAGTACCTCCCTAAAGCTCTTGAGAGCGTCGCACGGTTGGTAAACGGAGCAAAGGTATACATAGACCATCCCACGGATAACGAGATGAAGGAGCGGCGCGGCGTCCGCTCGATGCGTGACGTGCTCGGTTTTCTCGAAAACGGCAGAGTGGATGACAAGGGTACGGTCCGGGGCGACCTGGAGTACCTTTCCAGCCATGCCGAGTGGTTCGAGCCAATCGTGGAGCAGATGGCCGATAAGGTAGGTAACAGCATCCATGCCTACGGAGAAACACACCTCGACAAGTCTGACATGATGGAGGCGGTCGAGGACATACGGATGCTAGCCTCGGTCGATCTCGTTACTGAGCCAGGTTCGACATCGAATCTATATGAGGCACAGGAAGAGATCGAGGAAGAAGAGGAAGAAATTGAAGAAGGAGATCAAATGGAATATACGAATTTGAATCTCAAAGACCTCAGAGAGCAACGACCGGACCTGGTAAAAGAACTCGCCGAGCAGGTCAAGGGTGAACTCGAAGAGGCAAAGACCATCGAGAACCTGAATACTGAGGTAACTCAGTTGAAGGAAGACAAGAAAAAGCTCGAAGAGGAAGTCGACAAGTACAAACTAAAGGAGCAGGTCGCTGACAAAGAGCAGCGGATTCTCTCC